CCAGCAGATGGCATTCAACATTGATCGTGTCGCTGTTGAAGCACGTTCCAGAGCACTCAAAGCTGAGTACACCACTGAGCTTGCTCAGGATCTCAAGGCTGTTCATGGTCTTGACGCTGAAACTGAACTCGCTAACATTCTTTCTACTGAGATTCTTAGCGAGATCAACCGTGAGATCGTTCGTACTGTATACCACACCGCTAAACTTGGTTGTCAGCAAGCTGACATCTTCGGTCGTGCAACTGGTACATATGACCTCTATGCAGACTCAGACGGTAGATGGAGTGCAGAACGCTTCCGTGGACTCATGTTCCAAATCGAGCGTGAAGCAAACATCATCGCCAAGCAAACTCGTAGAGGAAAAGGTAACTTTGTTGTCTGTACTTCTGACGTTGCTTCTGCCCTCGCGATGGGTGGCTTCCTCAACATCTCACCAGCACTCAACAACGCATTGGAAGTTGACGATACTGGTAACACTTTCGTAGGAACCCTTAACGGTAAGTTCAAGGTCTACGTCGATCCATACTCAACCGCTAACACCAGTACCAACAGCACTGCAGACTACGCAGTAGTTGGTTATAGAGGTGCTAGCCCATACGATGCTGGATTCTTCTACTGCCCATACGTACCGCTGCAAATGGTACGTGCGGTAGATCCTAACACATTCCAGCCTAAGATCGGCTTTAAGACTCGATACGGTATTGTATCAAACCCATTCGCAGAGAAGCAACTTAGCTTTGCTGACGGTGGATTTGGTGGTAACCAGTATTACCGAATCTTCGGTGTCAAGAACCTTCATGGTCTTGGTGGTCAGACTGGTGCTGGTTTCGAAGGTAACTACGGTTGATAACTAAGTAGTTCAAAATAAAGGGAGCACTCTTCGGAGTGCTCCTTTTTTTTATATAAATACTTATATGGCAGACGATAGACTACTGGGAAACTTCCCGACAACTTCAAATTTGCTTACTGCAAATCAATTTAAATTTAACACTGCTAGGATTCCGATTCTAGGTGAATATGTTATTGGTGTGAACGTACCATCAATTGAATTTGTAAGTGCAGAACTCAATACTGCTTTTGGTGTTAATATTCCAACTGCAACCGGTAAATACATATTTGAAGATTTGACGGTATCGTTTTTAGTAGACGAAGAATTGGAATCCTGGAGAGAAATATACGAGTGGATGATTCGTTTGGGACCAATGAATGAAAATTCACAGGAAATAATGTATGACAACTGTTATGATTCCACTACAGTAGGGGAACTTACTATATTGAATAGTGCATATAAGCCCAAGTTTAAGTATAAGTTCTACAATATGTTTCCTATATCCTTGACTGGTTTTTCTTTCACTACAACAGCAGCAGATTCAATTCAGCTCTCTTCTTCTGCCACTTTTAGATTTTCTTATTATGATGTAGAAAAAACATGATGTGGAGTTTATATGAATATAGAAGACTTGCGTACAATGGTCAAATCAGATCTTGTTATTGATGAAAATGATTTACATACAGAATCACTGAATACACCGCAGCTTCATAACAAATACTTAATTTTTCATGAGAACTCAAAGCTAGAGTTGGAGAAACTTGAGTTTCAAGAAAAAATATTAAAACGAAATAAGTGGTTATATTACACAGGTAAACTTGGTGATGATGATATGAAAAGGTTAAACTGGGAACCTTTTGATTATACCATTCTAAAAACTGATATACCGATGTTTCTAGACTCTGATGAGGATATGCAGAAAATCAGAGCTAAGATGTCATTACAGAAATCCATAGTTGACTATCTAGAAGAGGTTGTGAAAATAGTAAGCTCTAGACAGTGGAATATTAAGTCTGCAATAGAATGGATTAAGTTTACACAGGGCATCTGATGGATATTATTGTACACCAAAAAGACGCTGTGAATCTTATAATAGAGTGTGAAAAGTCAATTGCAAAAGAATTGAATCAATACTTCACATTCTATGTTCCTAATTATCAATATACACCTGCATACAAAAAGAAGGTGTGGGACGGACAAATACGTCTTTTTAACTTGTATGGTAGAACCATTTATGTTGGCTTGTTGGATTACATAAAACAGTTTGCCGCTGACAGAAAATATACATTTGATATAGACAGTGATAACTTATTAGCACTAGACGAAGAAAAGATAACACTAGAGGAATTTTCTGAATTTGTCTCTAGTTTAAAACTAAAACTAAAACCACACCCACACCAATTAAGTGCTACATTTAGATCACTGAATAAAAAAAGAATCCTTTTATTGTCACCCACAGGAAGTGGCAAATCTCTAATAATTTACTTATTGATGAGGTATTATTTCAATAAAATATCAGAGGAAGAGAAAATACTAATAGTAGTTCCTACCATAGGTTTAGTGAATCAAATGATAAATGATTTCAAGGATTACACACAAGACAAATGGAGTGTAGATAATAACGTACATGCCATTTTTTCTGGTCAAGAGAAAAAAACTAATAAAAAAATAGTTGTATCTACCTGGCAAAGCCTGTATAATATGCCTAATGAATACTTCGAAGAATTCTCCGTAGTATTTGGCGATGAATGCCACTTGTTCAAATCAAAATCACTGGTTTCTCTTATGACTAAAATAAAAAATGCACATTACAGAATCGGAACCACTGGTACACTGGATGGGACTAAAACTCACAAATTGGTGATTGAGGGTTTATTTGGCAGAGTATTTAATGTTACTTCTACTAAGAAATTAATAGATAAAGAATTATTATCTGATCTTAAAATAGAGTGTATTACATTAAAATATGATGATGATATTTGCAATGAGAATAAAAGAACTTCATATCAGGATGAAATTAAGTATCTAATTACAAATGAAAAGAGAAATAACTTTATAGTAAATCTCGCAACTAAAACCAAAGGTAATACTTTGATACTGTTCAACTACGTAGAACTTCATGGAAAAGTTTTAAATGAGAGTTTACTGGCATTGGACAATAATAAGAAGATATTTTTCATACACGGTGGTACTGAAGCATCTCAAAGAGAAGATATAAGAAAAATAGTAAATAAAGAAAAGAATGCCATCTTAGTGGCATCATACGGTACATGTTCAACTGGACTTAATATTCCTAATATAGACAATGTAATATTTGCTTCTCCTTCCAAATCAGTTGTAAGGGTATTGCAGTCTATAGGACGTGGTTTGAGGAAGTCTAAAAATCAAAAAGTAACAAAAATTTATGATATATCAGATGATATGAAATATAAGAGTTATATCAATCACACATTGAGACACCTAGACGAAAGGCTCAAGATATATAATAATGAAGGTTTTGATTTTAGTAATACTAGAATAATACTATAAGAGGTAACAAATGGATCCAGTATATAAAATTCTAAAACTAAAGAGCGGTGATGAAATGATTTGTAGTGTGGTTAAAGAGGAAGATAATAAAGTTTATCTGAATCTACCCATGGTATTTAAAACAATGATCATTCCAGATCCATATAGTGGTACTCAAAAAGAAATAACAGTTCTTCGTGATTGGGTGTCTTATACTAAAGATGTTGAAGTCTCTTTATCAAGTGATTATATTCTTGCATATACAAGTCCAGAAGATGAGATTATTTCTTTGTATAAAAAAGAAGTAGAAAAAAAGCTATCTGATGATCAACCACAAAGAAAGCTTCAAAGTTATAAAGATACAAAGAAAAATCTTCAGGAAGAACTAGAGAATATGCTGGATGATATGGAAGCTGAAATAAAAAGTGGGGAATGATTCCCATGAATGAAGAAATGTTAAGACAAATGATGGAAGGCTTTAATATCTCAGATGGAGATGGAATAGATTTTGAATTTGAATTTAACTTTACTCCAGAAGAAATAAATGCTGATGAAAGTACAGAAGATGAATTGAATCATCCGGACTTTGGTAACAGATGGACTGATTGGAGTTCTAATCCAAAGGAGTATTAATAGATCTCTTTTTTACTCGTTACACTCGGATTATAATGTACACTTTAAATATGTCAAGGAAAAAAATGTCAAATAATTATATAGATAATGAGAAGTTTTTTGAAGAAATTAAACAGTGGAAAGCTGAAGTCCTTAGAACAAGAGAAAGTGGAGATGATCCACCACCTGCCACGGAATACTTAGGAAAGTGTTTCTGGGA